GATCGATGAGATGCTGCAGCAGCTTGCGCGGTTGAAAAACAGGGAGCAGCGCACGTTGAAACTCGACGCCGTCGGCGACATTCGGGTGCGAGCCGGTATGTACTTGCCGATCGTGATTGAGTCGCTTGGTATCAACCAACCGATGATGGTCGATGAAGCGAAGCATAGCTTTAGTGGGGCTGAACATACCATGTCGTTGACGCTGAAGGTGATCTAAATGCTGAACGCAATAAAACAGGCGGCGATGGAAGCGCTTGAGGCAAGTAAGCCGGTGGCCGTCATGACCGGTACAGTAACAAAGATAAGTCCGCTCGAGGTGAACGTCGATCAACGTTTCACGCTCGATGCGGATTTTTTAGTGCAAACAGCCGCGACAGCTGAACTGAAAGTGACGATCGGCGGCACCGAGTACATCATCCGTCCTGGGTTGCAGGTCGGTGACCGGGTCGTTCTTCTCAGGGTCCAGGGTGGTCAGAAATATCTCATTTTGGACAAGGTGGTGAGCGGATGATCCCAGCAGGCGGAAGTATCGACTCGCAGAACATTGATACCGTCGAACTGCCGTCCCGGACATGGCGGCTGGATTTCGAGCGCGGTCGGGTCACAGGGATGATCGAAGGGCTGGAAGCGGTCCGGCAGGCGGTGTTCAAAATCCTTCAGACCGAACGATTCCGGTATCTGATCTATGACGCGGACTACGGCGTGGAGCTCGCTAGCCTGGTCGGCCGGGATCCCGTGTTCGTTCAGTCCGAGCTGCGCCGCCGGATCGCCGAGGCGCTGACGCAGGACGACCGGATCGACAGCGTAACGGATTTTCAGATCGACATCACTGGGGACACCGCGACGGTCCGGTTCACCGTTGTGTCGACGTTCGGATCATTCTAGCAGGAGGTGACGGTGCATGTATGAGTCACAGACTTTTGAAGCAATCCTGCAGCGTATGCTGGACCGGGTGCCGGCCGACATCGACAAGCGGCCAGGCTCGGTCATCTACGACGCGCTGGCACCGGCGGCGGTGGAACTGGCGCAGATGTATATCGAACTCGACGTCGCTTTACGGCTTGGTTTTGGTGAAACATCCAGTGGCGAATACCTGGATCGGCGAGCTTCTGATTTTGGGATTGAGCGTAAACCGGCCACAAAAGCAATTCGAAAAGGATTGTTCTGGGACGCAAACAATCAGCCTTTCGACGTTCCGGTCGGCAGCCGGTATTCTTGCGAACAGGTGAATTTCGTGGTTCGCTCAAGGCTGGCTGCCGGCGAATTTGAGCTCGAATGCGAAACGCCGGGAGAAATCGGAAATACCGTGTTCGGTTCTCTTTTGCCGATTGATTATGTGGTTGGATTGGCCAGGGCTGAGCTTGCAGATGTACTCATTCCCGGTGAGAACGAAGAAAACGATGATGCGCTAAGGCAAAGATATCTGCAGAAAGTCCGCGAACCCGGCACCAGTGGCAACGCAGCGGATTACAAGCGCTGGGCCCTCGAAGTCCCGGGAGTGGGAACAGCAAAAGTTGTCCCTCTTTGGGGCGGTCCCGGGACGGTGAAAGTGATCATAACTGATTCGGACCGGCGGCCTGCATCGCCGAGCTTGGTCGATGCCGTGGCTGCGCATATCGAAGAAGTCCGCCCGATCGGCTCCGCGGTAACCGTCGTTTCGGCAACGGGGAAGCCCATTGACGTCACGGCCACCGTCACGCTTGCGACGGGATACACGCTGCAGCAGGTCCAGGATGCATTCGTGCAGCAGCTGGAGGTGTACTTGCGCGAGACAGCCTTCGAGCTTACCTATGTGAGCTATGCCCGGATCGGCACACTGCTGCTTGGGACGCCGGGGGTGGTAGATTACACCAATTTGTTGGTTAATGGAGGCGTGTCCAACATTCCACTTCAAGATGATGAAGTGCCTGTACTCGGTACGGTGACCTTGGGGGTGTGACACATGCCGTATCCAGATCAGATCGATGTTTTTTCAGCAAAACTCAATAAGAAACAAGACGGCGTGTATGTCATTGAAGAAGAGATCACTCTCACAAATGGAAAGTTCGAAGGATATTTGGCACATGACAACATCATCAACAGCACCGTGAAAGTATACACGGGGCCAAAATTCACGGGCCAGGAAGTCGCCACATGGACGCTTTCGGTTCCTGTAGATATGCCTTGGCGCCGGATAATCCGCATTTTTGCAGATGTAGCAAAGGTATACGTTACCTACGAGACGCTCGGCGACACTGTGGAAGCGGATGATGTGAATGTATTGCAAGACGCCATAACGGCCACGCAGACCGAGTTGGAAAGGTACAAGTCTGAGGGGGTCGTTGATGGAGGAACATTTGAAAGGAGTGAATAATCATGCCGCAAACGATACGAATCAAGCGCGGAACCAAAGCCCAACTGGATGCTTACGGACCGCTCCAACAAGGAGAAATGGGATTTTGTACCGACACGAAAGAAGTGTATATCGGTGACGGGACACAGAATACGTTGGTCGGCCGGGTCATGTCCGGAACGCTGGCGAACCGGCCAAATGCGGCGGTACAGGGGAGATTCTATTATGCCACAGACGACGGGTATTTGTATCTGGACACCGGCTCAGCTTGGCAACGCATCAGCGCCAAAAGACTGACCGATCTGACCGGTACGCTAGACGATATTGCTGACGGTACGAACTATGGTAAGGTTGCAAAGTCGAATATCACCGGTGGGAATGTGAACAAGGTCTCGGACGGAACTAAGACGGCCACTGCTGCTCAAATCCGAGACCATATCGATAATGCGGCCATCCACCGCCAAATCAACGACACCGGGACGGGCCCGACAGACCTCTGGAGCGCACAGAAGATAAAAAACGAGATCGAATTGGCCAAGCGTAATATCGAACCGCAGGCAAGCGTGAAAAACCGTACAACAACCACGCCGCCATCCTCTCCGACAACTGGGGATCGCTACATCATCCCTGCCGGTGCAACAGGTGCGTGGTCTGGAAAAACGAACCAGATCACGGAGTGGAACGGGTCCGCGTGGGACTTCTACACGCCCCAGACTGGTTGGACATGCTACGTGGACGACGAGCAGAAAATTTATAGCTGGAACGGTTCGGCGTGGGTGCGTACAGGTGGCGCCTTGCAGACCATCACGGCTGGAAACGGGCTCACCGGCGGCGGTCAGGCGGATACAGTCACGCTTCATGTTGGGGCCGGCAACGGCATCAACGTCACGGCTGACACGGTGGAAGTGAAAGCGTACCGGGGCATTACAGTGGATGCCAATGGCGTGGCGGCCAATATTGACAATGACAGTATCGTGTACGATTCCACGAACGGAAACCGGCTCATGGTGGCTGTGATCGACGGCGGAACATTCTAAGGCTTGGGGTGACAGCCGATGCCAAGAAAAGCGCTCATCAAAATCCGCAGAGGACTGGAAGCGCAGCTTCCCGTGCTCGATATAGGTGAACTCGGCTACTGTACAGATACGAACAAACTGTACATCGGGACGCCGACCGGGAATCAGCTTCTGGTCGCCGCCCAATCCGTCGGAGACATGCTGAAAAGCATCTATGACACGGATTCCGACGGCAAGGTGGACACGGCGGAGGCGGCGGACAGCGTGCCGTGGTCAGGGGTGATGGGGAAACCGAGTACGTATGCTCCATCAGCACATACCCATTCCGCGAGCGACATTACCAGCGGAATAATTGCGGCTGCACGCTTGCCGGCTGCTTCCACGTCGGCTGCCGGAATTGTGCAGCTGAACAGCTCCGTCAACAGCATCAGCACCACGCAGGCGGCAACTCCCAGCGCGGTGAAAGCGGCGTACGATCTGGCGGCGTCCAAGCTGGGGCCAGGTGTTACATGGAACCAGCTCAAGGGGGTGTAATCCGTGTACGGAAAACTGTTATATGGATCATCCCTCTATGCGGAGAATGGCGATTCGAAGCAATCGGAGAATCGATCGGTTGATCTAATGTCTTACCTGCCCGAATTTTACCAGCAGATCAGGGACTTCCGGGAAATGATGAAAACGGCGGGTGAAGAAATAGGACTGCTTTGGAACGAAAATGACAGCGTTCTGAAGCAGTTTTTTGTTTCGACAGCAACTTGGGGCCTTGACCTGTGGGAAAGTGAGCTGGGCCTCGCCACTGACTCAACCAAACCGGTTGAACGCCGACGAGAGATCATTCTGGCCAAGCTACGCGGCGCCGGAACAACGACCAAACAGATGATCAAAACCGCCGCGGCTGCTTTTTCCGGCGGCGAAGTGGACGTGATCGAGTTTCCGTTGGAACACCGGTTCGTGGTGAAGTTCATTGGTGTGAAGGGAATACCGCCGAACATGCCGGGGTTTATCGCCATGCTGGAGCAGATCAAGCCTGCTCACCTTGTGTACAGCTTCGAATACACGTACACGACATGGGATATGTTGAAAAGCTTGACTTGGGCGGTTGCAGGGACGAAAACGTGGGATGAGCTCAAAAGATATGACGGATAAAGGAGCGTGGGGAACGTGCAGCAAACACCAAATTTGGGGCTCAGAAAGCCCGAAGGTTCAGATGTGGTGGACATCGACGATCTGAATTACAATGCCGACGTACTGGACGTTGAGGTGACAAAGCTGGCCACTGCGTCGCAGGCCGGTCGGATGAGCGCTGCGGACAAAGCTAAACTGGACGGCATTGCGGCTGGTGCCGAAGTTAACCAAAATGCGTTCTCCAATGTGAAAGTCGGCGCGACGACAATTGCAGCCGATTCGAAAACCGACACGTTGGAACTGGCGGCTGGTTCCGGTATTTCGCTCACGCCGGACGCCACCAACGACAAAGTGACGATTGGGGTTGCCTTCGACGATACGGTTCACGGGAACCGCAGCGGTGGAAACTTACATGCGACAGCTACGCAAACCACTGCTGGCTTCATGTCGGCAGCGGATAAAACGCGGCTGGACGGCGCCACGAGCACGGCCACGCCGAACACGATTGTGCAGCGGGATAGCGCGGGGCGATTTAAGGCGGCGGCGCCGGCGGCTGCTGACGACATCGCGCGAAAGGACACAGTGGATGCGGTACAGACTAACCTCAACAACCACATTGCCGATTACGCCCGGCATCCTGGCTACGGCGTGACCGGAGGAAGCGGAAACGCCTATACCGTCATGCTGTCTCCCGCTCCGTCTGCCTATACGGATGGAATGGGGATCGTGATAAAAGCCAATCGTGATAATACCGGCGCCAGTACACTCAACATAAATGGGATCGGGGCACGACCGATCAAAAAGCCGAACGGGAACGACGTTGCGGCTGGTAACATCAAAAATGGCGGCATCTACACCCTTCGGTATAATGCAACGACCGGAAATTTTATCTTACAGGGTGAAGGGGGTGATTTTAACGTCGGAGACACGATTACCGACGTAAGGTTGTTGACATTGAACGGTGGCATGGGCGCCGAAGTCTGGTCCAAAACCGATGTTACGAATGCCTGGGCCACCGCGGTCGATTCATCGGGATACGTCTATTGTACGCATGATGTCGGCAGTGGTAACAAAGCCATTCGCAAGCTGGACAGTTCCGGGAACGAAGTCTGGTCCAAAACCGATGTTGCGTACGGTCGGGGCATCGCGGTCGATTCATCGGGATACGTCTATTGTACGCATATTGTCGACAGTGGTGGCAAAGCCATTCGCAAGCTGGACAGTTCCGGGAACGAAGTCTGGTCCAAAACCGATGTTGCGTACGGTCAGGGCATCGCGGTCGATTCATCGGGATACGTCTATTGTGCGCATTATGTCGTCTGTGGTAACAAAGCCATTCGCAAGCTGGACAGTTCCGGGAACGAAGTCTGGTCCAAAACCGATGTTGCGTACGGTCGGGGCATCGCGGTCGATTCATCGGGATACGTCTATTGTGCGCATAATGTCGACAGTGGTGGCAAAGTCATTCGCAAGCTGGACAGTTCCGGGAACGAAGTCTGGTCCAAAACCGATGTTGCGAATGGTCAGGGCGTCGCGGTCGATTCATCGGGATACGTCTATTGTGCGCATAATGTCGACAGTGGTGGCAAAGCCATTCGCAAGCTGGACAGTTCCGGGAACGAAGTCTGGTCCAAAACCGATGTTGCGTACGGTCGGGGCATCGCGGTCGATTCATCGGGATACGTCTATTGTGCGCATAGTGCCGGCAGTGGTAACAAAGCCATTCGCAAGCTGGACGGAAATAGATATTTTAAAATTATATAGGAGTGATCGAAATGAAGTTTTTGACGGGCACACTTGTTTCGCCGGATAAAATGTTGGTAGAAATGGTTTACAATCTCGATCATCCTGCGAATGCGGGAATTGATACGTCGCAAGGGGTTGTTGTCGAGGCGGAAGCCGAACCTCCCGCTCCGCAACCAAGAAAGGGATACTACTGGTTCGTCAATCCGCAGACCGGAGAACAGTGGTTTGAAGAATATGATCGTCCATTGACGCCGGAGGAGCAACTTATGATCCTGCAACAACAGATCGACCAGACGACGATTCTTTTGGGCGATATCATTCTTGGAGGTGGAAACTGATGGTCGATTTTTGGGTGCGATATGTGCTTTTGAAAGAACAGCAGGGTGTCGATCGGGCCGTTACGCTGGCGCAGATCGAAGCAAAATACGGAGAGCAGTTACGACAGCAGGTCGAGGCCCAACTTCCAAGCTCCGTTTGACGCGGGGCTTTTCTTATTTGCGCGGGAGGTGATCCCCCTGGACTGGGCAATTCTCATTTCGGCCGCCGCGGCAATCAGCGGCATCGTGCTCGGCTGGCTCGGGCGAAGCCGCGCGGTGCGGCAGGACGGTGCCGAGGACGGTGAATTGCGCGCCAGCGTTGAGTATATCGCGCGCGGCGTGGATGATCTGCGTGTGGAGATACGGGCCCAAGGGCAAAGGTATGACATGCTTGCGGAGCGTGTGACGAGGGTCGAGGAATCAACAAAACAAGCACACAAGAGAATTGATAAATTGGAGGCGGAATGAACATGGAGGAACAAATTCTGCAGCTTGCTGCCCTCGTGGCGGCCTATGTTGGTGTCGTCAAAGGATTTGGCCTGCCGGAACGATGGACACATTTGGTCGCCCTAATCGTGGCGGCCGTATTTGTGTTGGTCCCTGACGTGGTACGTGAAAAAATCACGTTGATTTCTCTGGTTGGGTTAACAGCAAGCGGAGCATATCAGTATGTCAAAAAGCGGGAGATTGATGCGAAATGAAGTACATCATCGACCACATCCCGAAATCCACGCCCTATAATCGTCGTCCGGGGCATCAGATGACAGCGGAAACGATCACGATCCATAACACGGGCAATCCATCCAGTACGGCGCGAAATGAGCGAGCGTGGCTGACCAATCCGGCCAACGACCGTACAGCCAGCTTTCATATCGTCATAGATGAACGCGAAGCAATCGAATGTGTTCCCCTCAACGAAAATGCTTGGGCGGCTGGTGACGGGATGAACGGCCCTGGAAACCGCTCATCCATCCATATTGAACTTTGCGAAAGCGGAAACTATGCGCAGACGATCGAAAATGCCGCGCAACTGGTCGCGAAGATGCTACAAGAACGTGGATGGGGCGTAGATCGGCTCCGCAGACATTTCGACTGGTCTGGAAAAATTTGCCCCCGGCTAATGTATGACAATGGGAAGTGGACGGGATGGATAGCATTTGTGAATATGGTCGAATACAAGCTGAAAGTTGACATAGGGGGAGATACAATGTTGGAGGAACTGAAAAAACGCATTGAGGAATTGGCCGAGGAGAACAAACGTCTACAGCAACGTGTAGAAACTCTGGAAAAACTTCAAAAAATGCCGGGAATACCGGATTGGGCAAAAGAAGCTGTGGAGGCGTTCACGAAATCGCAGGCAGTGGATGGTTCCGGGCCGCTGGTGGCAAACCCGGAGGGCGGCAGTTATGATTTTTACCGTTTCGTGACCATATTGTACCGGGCCGGGATTGGCCGGGGAAAATAAAGTAATCCCCCACCTTGGCCGTGTGGCTGGGGTGGGGAGATGAAATTATAAGGAACAATTGTTTGGAAGGAGAAAATATATTTTTGACGAAATAAAAAACAAAATTAATTAGCGATTTACTAACATACTGAATTTGGTTTACAATAAATATCCAGATATATGATTCAAAAGGATGGTTTCATATATGAGTAAACCACAGTTTAGGTCATTGATGGTATTTGAAAATGTGAATTTAATGCCAGGGCAAGGCGATACCAAATTAATGCTGGTACAGCCAGTTTTAAATTTCCTAGTTCCTTTTGTTCCAACCCAACTAAGTTTCGTTGTTTTAGGTGCTATTTCACATTTCGATCGTGCAAAAAAATATCTAGTCGAAATAAAAATTGTTAATACTGCGTTAAATGAGGTGGCCAACAAAATTTCATGGGAAGTTATTGAGCAGCCGGATGATGAAAATATCCCTCCCAGTGGAATGCTTGTTGCTGATATTAAGAATATGATAGTCAAATCAGAAGGTAAATACAATATTGAACTCTATGTAGATGGCGAAAAGATTGGAGAACAGTTTTTCGATATTTATAAAAAGAAAGATGTGAATGGTAATGCCTAATACCATGTTATCTCCTTCAAATTCCTTGATTTCAGGAAATATAGTTGTAGAAAAGTCAAGTATTATAAAGAGAGATTTAATTTCCAATACAATGCGTGCAGGTCTAGGTGCAATATTCATTACGACAACGTTTTACGCTCCTCCATTCGATATTTCAACCAATATTGTCCAGAACATTACGCAGGGTGCCGTTATAAATGTTACGGGTAGAGAGTATACTAAGAATACAATCTACACCGATAATTTTCGGGGCGTGGAGGAATATCAAATGACCCACCCACCTCAATCCAAAAAAATAAAAAGTAAAGTTATTCGAAGGGAATTGATAAATAACCATAAGCATGGTTTTGATTTTCCAGATGAAAAGATTGAATCGATCATTAAGAACAAGCCATTTGAAAATCCTCGAATTGTAAAATCCACTGTAACTCGTGGTTTTTTAAAAAAGTAGGGGGTAAATCATTAAATGAGCAATTGGTATAAAGAAATATCCCCTGGCGAACCAATTAGTCAAGGGGATATTTTTTTCGACTGCCCTATATTCATGAGTTTACCGACCATAAATCCATCGGATCCAAGAAATATCACAGAAGTTGAAACTATAATTGATAATGCAGATGTTGTTGTCATGACACAAGCTTGCGATTTGGAAAATCGTAAAACTGAAAGTGTTGTTGTTGCGATGTTATGGGATCCTTTAGAAATGAAACTTGAAAATAAAAATAGGTGGGAATTCATCTCCGAAGTTCATGCAGGAAGAAGGCCGAATTACGCATTGATTGGGAAACATTCTAGTGAAAACATTACAATGAGGTATAAGATCGTCGAATTTTCTCGGATATTTACATTACCATATGAATTTTTAATGAATTTTTCAGAATATCATGGGTTGCGATTGAGATTAAATACTCCACATCGCGAGCTATTATCACAGCAATTCGGCAATTATTTCTCAAGAATTGGTCTTCCAAATGAAGATTTTATTAATAAGAAACAATTAAAAAATGAATTATTCCCTCAGAGTTTATAATTCTGGGGAATCTATATTTTTTCACCTTGTATCCCGAACGCACATTCCCATATAATATACCCAAACACATGTTTGGGGTGTTTGTATGCACAAATACATCGGCCGCACTGTCGATATCATATACCAGTCCAAGGCCGGCAAACTCACCCAACGCCGGATCCAAGTTTGGTCTGTTCGGGGGAACATCGTGAAGGCGTTCTGTCTGGAGCAGCAAGGCCCGCGGATCTTTCGGTTGGAAAACATCCTGGCCTGTCAGCCGGTGGTGAGATCGGCGTGAGTCTGTTCATCCAATCATGTACCTGCAAAGCGCTTATGCAACCGCGCTGGACCCGGGACGAACCGCGGGTGTTCGTATGTACCAGGTGCGGGAAGCCGGTGCCAGGGTATGAGCAGCTGTGGTGGATGAGGGAACGGATGAAGGGGCAGAAGGAACGTTGACCACGGTTGGTGAAATTTGGTACGATGATTATGTCCGGAAGCACCTGTCAGTCCCCCGCATGCGGAAGCACCGCTGCGGGGGATTTTTGTTTTGGGGACGAACTGGGGACAAAAGCTGCTTGTCGTCCCAAAAATTCACTCGGATTTACGCGTAGATAAAAAAGAAAAACCCTTATAAATCAAGGGTTTTGGAGATTTTCGTAAGTGCTGGAAGGTTGGTTTCTCAGCCTTCCAAGCTGTTGTCGAGGGTTCGATTCCCTTCACCCGCTCCATCAAAAAAACCGCGTAAATTCGCGGTTTTTTTGTTATCTACATATATGATCATACAACGGTTGCCTGATCCATCATTGGAGCTTTGCAAGATATTGGCTCAACTTTTTTTCACAAAATTGCGCGAAAATAAGGAATTTAATTTGATTTTTTGTTACAATTGCTTAGATAAGAACAATTTGTTGTGATTGATCTCAGCAAACCAGATAGATAAGCAGTAAACAAACGGGGTGAACGGATTTTATGAGTGGAGCCATCAGTCAGGAGAGCAACCGGCAATCCATCAACAATGCCTTGCGACGCGATGTCAGATTCCTGGGCAACATACTTGGAGAAGTGCTGGTGCATCAAGGCGGTACGGAATTATTGGATATTGTCGAACACATTCGTGAGATGAGCAAGAACTTGCGCGCAGATCCGAACAAGTCAAACGATGAGTTGAAGAAGACGATCCAGGAACTTAAACCGGAAGTCAGGCATCAGGTGATCCGCGCATTCTCGATATATTTCCATCTGGTGAACATCGCCGAACAGAACCATCGCATACGCCGCAAACGTGAATATGAACGCTCGGCTGGCGAGAAGATCCAACCCGGTTCGATCGAAGATGCGGTTATGAAGCTGAAGGAGAAGAATATCGCCGCGGATGAAGTACAGGAAATGATGCAGGGCATCTACCTGGAACTGATCATGACCGCCCATCCGACGGAAGCGATGCGCAGGGCAGTTCTGGAGATTCATAAGCGCATCGCCGACGATATGATGAAGCTGGATGATCCGACGCTTACGCATCGCGAGAGGGAATCGCTGCGCAACAAACTGCTCAATGAAGTGATCACGCTGTGGCAGACCGATGAACTGCGCGACCGCAAGCCGACGGTTCTCGACGAGGTCCGCAATGGCCTCTATTATTTCGACGAGACATTGTTCGATGTTATCCCTGATGTGTATATCGAGCTTGAACGATGTCTCGACAAATATTATCCGGACAAGACCTGGCATGTGCCTCCTTTCCTGCGCTTCGGGTCCTGGATCGGCGGAGACAGGGACGGCAATCCGTCCGTAACCCATGAGGTCACCTGGGAAACGCTCAAGATGCACAGGGAGCTGGCTCTTAGCAAGTATGAAGCAAGCCTGCTGAACCTTCTGAAGATGCTGAGCTTCAGCACCAATATCGTTAAGGTGACCGACGAGCTCCTGGCCTCCATCGAGAAGGACAAGGAGAAGATCGAACTTCGACACGATTTCCTGTGGCGCAACAGCAAGGAGCCGTATCGGATCAAGCTGTGCTATATGATCAAGAAGATCCGCAACAC